CAATTAGGGGGACCTCCGCTCCCCCTTACCCCCTGACAGATTACAATTAAGTATACTATTTGAATACTTTTCTAAAAATCACTTCTTAGAAACAGGCACATTTTGATAAAATAGCCGAATATCATCCATTTTTGGTCTTAATTCTTCCGCTGCCGCAGCTTGTTGTACCATGACGGTTGGATCAAGCCATCTACTATCAAAGTTTCGTTGCAGCAATCGTGCGGATTCCTTTAAGTACCCCGTATTTTTGTCTTCATATACACTCGCCTGCAATTCACGTGTCATGTTTCTAGCATCAAACGTGGTATCGTATTTATCAAAATAGGGATTCTCTACACCTTTCTGACCATCTACTTCGTAGCGGGGCTGGGAACGATAATTCCGATCACTAGAACGACTATTATTCGGTAACATATCATAAAAAGGTGCTTGCTTGTTCAGATCCGGGCGATTCATTGTACCATATTTACCATCTGTTTGCCAGTGTTCAAATTGTCGTGCATTAATCATATCAATGGGATCTACTTCACGGCGAGTGCGGGGCATAAATTGAGGAAGAGGAAAGGCCGCATAGGCTGATGCCGTGTGCTTATCTGGATACACAGGTTGGGCCATTTAAAGTACCTACTTAATATTATCGTAAGATGTTTATTCTTCCTTATATTCACAGTCAGGTTTCTACCAGTTTAAATCAAGTAAATGCATTTAAGATGCTTACTGTAGGAGGAAGAACACTATGGAAGGAGGAAACAGTGAAAAATATAACACAGGTAATGAAAATACTGCTCTCCAATGATATTCATATTGTGAATAAGCCCGTTAAAGTGAAGGATGTATTTTTGTGTGAAGTGGATACTAAGAAAACAAATATAGATGATTTTTATGCATGGAAGGATATTGCAGCGGATGATATGGAAACCTTTTGTTGGAGAATGTTTTATACATTTGGAAAAGAGGATGATGACAGGAGTTGGTTGCCTATTCCTGAAGAAGAGCGATTAGACGTGTATTCTTGTCAGGAAGTAGTGGAAATGATTCATGGGTCATTGGTAAAGAAGTCATCTAAACCCTGATCACGTGGTATAAATAGAATGGATGCTCAGAGGCATAAAACACAAAAGAAGATTGCCGAAAACCAGGCTGAAAATACATTCGCAAATCTACTAGAAGATAGTGCTCGTGAGGCCTATTCAAGACCATGGCATCGTATTGAACGTGGATTAAGACTGAATCGCCTTCGTATTTTTGTAGAAGATATTGCTCCTCAGCATGAGATGACCAAAGAAGAAAAAGATGCGTTTTTTATTTTTCTACAAAAAGCATTGGATAAGAAATTGCTAAACACACTTAAGGTAGTTAACTATGATCAAGAAACCCAGCGTATTACTACCATTAAAGGACTTGAATTAAAACGCAATGAAAATGAAGTTCTAAAATGGGGATTTAGTGTAAAGAAACAGAAAGCAGATGCAACAAGTGCAACACGTAAGAAGAAGAAAGATGATGCTCCATCGGTTTCTACGATTATTGCAGCGGAACCAACTACCTCATTGGCAAAAATTGACGAGAAAGAGTCAGCCTAAATAGATATATCATGTTCTTTAGAGAAAAACTAAAGAACGTCGTCTATCTGCTAGATGTTTGGTTGACAGAGCCCGCAGATAGTGTACAATTGGAACAATGGATAGAATCAGCACAGTCAATTGCTGATTCTTTTGAATTTTCCGATAAGGAATACTATTACATAGATCAAATGATAGATAAATACGAGGAACAATTTAAGCAAAAGATCGGTCGTGCAGTAGGACAATCTTGTGTGCCAAAAGAAGTGTTAGACGAATTATTAGGCAGGAAACAATTGGAACAACGAACACCTGAATGGTATCAGCAAATGGCGACGGTACTATCTGCAAGTGAGCTGGGTAATTTGTTTGCATCTCCACGACAACGGGCCAAAATGGTCATTGCAAAAACACAACCTTATCAGGCTCGTTTTCAACCTTTAGCCGTTCCATCAGATCGCATGAGTGCCTTTGATTGGGGAATTCGTTTTGAACCAGTCGTAAAACAGATCTATGAACACAAGTATGGAACGGTTATCAAGGAATTGGGTCGTCTTACGCATCCGAATGATCCACGATGTACTGCATCACCTGATGGCCTGATTTATTCTTGTCCAAAGAACGAAAGAACAGGACGACTCATTGAGATCAAATGTCCTGTGACCCGAGAAATTGATGGAACCGTACCGAAAGATTATTATGCTCAGATGCAAATGCAGTTACAAGTAACAGGTCTCCAGATGTGTGATTATGTAGAAGCCGTATTTACATCGGCATATAATCAATTACAGCTAAGGGAGGGACCAAGCATGTATAGTGGATATATTGCAGTGGTTCGCTATGCCGAGATGAAGGGTACACAGGAGTTCTATTATGTGTATAGTCCGATTCATGTGGAGGAGGGCTGGTTGCCAATTATTCCAGAAGACGAAGAAATCGTAGAGATCATTCCATGGAGATTGTATCAATGGAGTGAGCAAATTGTAAAACGAAACGATGAATGGTGGGCCACACTACAACCCATTCTGAACACTTTTTGGAGCGATGTAGAGAAAGCCAAACAGGGGCAATTTACTGTTCCTGAATCAACCAGACCTGCGAAGAAGGCAAAAGTAGAAACATGCATGATTCAGTTTCATAAAGTAGATGAGAATGGAATGGAGTTAGATTAGAGCATTACATTTCACTCACACTCTTACCCGTGTTATCCTCGGGAATAGGCATTCCATCCGTCTTGTAAAAGTTGAGTGTTAGCTCCTGGAAGGGTGAGGAACAATTATCGGGATAGCCTCGTTTGTAATTATTGGTGAGTTGGCGAAAGGTGCCTGTTTTTTCTATCATTCGGTTAAAATCTGTTGCATAACACGACCTACTGTCTACACATGATATGGATTCTTTGACACGAGGAGGTTGCATTATGTCATCCAATAAATGATAGGGCTGATTATTTTGTAGATCGGTGGGACTGGGAGAATTGGGAGGGTAGGAAAGAATAGCGGAGTCTTCTTTTTTGCTATTCTCAAAGCCTTCCCAATAGGTGTAGGATGGATATCCATAATGTTGTGCTCCAGGCCGATTCCACCATTGTGTATGAGAAACCGACGCATAAGGTGCCACATAATTCATAAACGCAGCTTTATCCATAGACAATAATGCAAATGCACAAATTAAAAACAGAATCAATCCAAATAAGATGTATGGATTCATTCCCTCTACTTGCGATGTTGTTAAAAATATGGGTATGATATTGTATTCCGGAAAGGTATCTATGAGTAGTATGAAGGTGGTTAAGCGAAACGGTGACCAGGAAGACGTATCATTTGATAAGGTGCTTCATCGAATTCAAACTGCTGCTGAAGGATTGAATGTAGATGCAGCCTTAATTGCTCAGCGAACGGTGCTTCGTATTCATGATGGAATCAAGACAACAGAACTGGATGAATTGGCCGCACAGTTAGCGATGTCGCTTGTTACCACCAATTTGGATTATGGAACACTCGCTGCACGAATTGCAATAACCAATCATCATCGGAATACGGATTTAAAATTTACGGATGTTGTTGCAAAGTTGTATAACCAAACCAATAAGAAAACAGGAGAAACCGTACACATTGTTTCCGAAAAACTTGTTCAATTATGTGAAAAGTATGGTGATCGTATCAATGAAAAACTAGTGGATGATCGTAATTTTTTGTACGATTATTTTGGCTTTAAGACCCTAGAAAAACAACACTATTTATTGCGAGATACACATGGAAATACATTGGAGCGCCCTCAACATTTATTTATGCGGGTTGCCTTAGCACTCTGGGGCGCCATTGACATTGACCAAGCATTTGAAACGTATGATCTTCTGAGTCAAAAATATTTTATTCATGCCACCCCAACAAATTTTAATGCAGGAACACCAACTCAACAATTGTCCAGCTGCTTTTTACAAGCCATGAAATCTGATAGCATCAATGGAATCTATGATACATTGAAGGATTGTGCAATTATTAGTAAACATTCAGGTGGAATTGGTCTTCATATTCACAATATTCGTGCAAAGGGATCCTTAATCAAGGGTACAAATGGAACTTCTAATGGAATTGTACCGATGTTGCGTAATTTTAATGATACTGCACGGTACGTTGACCAGTGTTTTACACCTGATACATTAGTATATACAGAAAATGGTCCAAAACTAATTGAAGATGTAAATGTGACGGATAAAATTCTTACAAGCGAGGGAATTTACCATCGTGTAAAAATGCCAATTCGCCATGAATATAATGGAAAAATGCTAGAAATTCAAATTAAGAATTCAATCTATCCTATTCGTGTAACTCCTGAGCATCAAATTCTTTCCTTACAAAATCAAGTAAAGGGATTAAACTTTGATGTAATTCGTAATCGTTTAAATAAATCTCTTGCAAAACCTGAATTTGTTGATGTGAAAGATCTTAAAGAAGCAGACTTTGTAGTCTTTCCTATTCCAACATATATAGATGATATTGAAGAAATAACAGAAGAGGATTGTAGATTTTATGGTATCATGCTTGGCGATGGTCATATTTCATATTCTGCATCAGGTGTATGTTTAAATGATACTACTAAACTACAAACAATTGCATTTGTACAACAATATCTTGAAGAAAGAGGAATTAAATACAATGTATATACGGATAATCATACAGTTGATATTAAATGGTCTACTGCAACACCACGATTTAAATTAACCCATTCTCAATTATATGATACAAATCATCATAAAAAGTGGGATATTCCCATGCTACATTTGCCCTTAAATAAAGTACAACAAATTTTAAGAGGAATTATTGAGACAGATGGATGTATTGGTGAAAAGGAAATTACAATTGAACTATCCTCATTAGGATTAATTGAATCTATTCGGTATGTTCTATTGCGTATGGGTGCATTAAGTTCAGGATATACTCGCAATCGTGTTGGAAATATATCTAGTTATAAAGAAATTACAACTAAACTTCCTACAAATGTGATACGCATTCCTCGTATTAAAGAAATTATGGATATGTTTCCTAATGCACCACCTGGAGAATTCTTCAGTTATTTGAAACATGATAACTATTTATATTCACGAATTCAAAATATTAGTGAAGTTCAATATGAAGGCATTGTTCACGATTTTGAAATTGATGGACCGCATGATTATGTTGTATCGCACCTAGGAATTGCACATAATGGTGGTGGTAAACGAAATGGTTCTTTTGCCATTTATTTGGAACCGTGGCATGCCGATGTAGAAGATTTTTTGAAGCTGAAATTAAATACAGGATCGGAAGAAGAACGCTGCCGAGATTTATTTTATGGATTATGGATTCCTGATTTATTTATGGAGCGAGTGGAAAAGAATTTACCATGGACATTATTTTGCCCATCTGAAGCTCCTGGTCTATCCGACGTGTATGGAGATAAATTCAAGAAACTCTATGAACAATATGAAGCCGAGGGTCGTGGTCGAAAACAAGTGGATGCACAAAAGATTTGGTTTAAGATTCTGGATTCCCAGATTGAAACGGGAACACCCTATTTATTGTACAAGGATGCTGCAAATAAGAAATCTAATCAAAATAATTTGGGAACGATAAAATCATCAAATCTTTGTGTCGAAATTATACAGTTTACATCATCAGAGGAGACCGCCGTTTGTAATTTAGCATCTATTGCACTCCCATCCTATGTAAAAGGCAAATCATTTGATTTTGACATGCTGCGTAAGGTAGTAAAGGTAGTCATTAAGAATCTAAATCGTGTAATTGATATTAACTTCTATCCAACTACGGAAGCACGTACATCTAATATGCGTCATCGGCCTGTAGGTCTAGGTGTTCAAGGCCTTGCAGATGTATTTGCCCTACTGCGTATTCCGTGGGAATCAGAAAAGGCAGCGGATCTTAATCAGCGAATGTTTGAGCACATTTATTATGCCGCAGTGGAATCATCCTCTGAAATTGCAGTAAAAGAAGGTACCTATCAAACCTATAAAGACTCCCCGATGTCGAAAGGAATCTTTCAATATGACATGTGGAATGTGACACCGTTAACACAACAAGATGGTACGTTAGATTGGCCGGCCTTAAAAGAAAAAGTGAAAACAAATGGTATAAGAAATTCGCTTTTGATGGCGCCAATGCCGACGGCATCTACATCACAGATTATGGGATTTAATGAATGCATTGAGCCATTTACAAGTAATATTTACACCCGACGAACCCTTGCAGGAGAATTTGTGATTGTCAATAAATATTTGATGAAAGATTTGGAGAAGTTGGGTTTGTGGAACGAGATGATGAAGCAAGAAATTATTGCGAGAAATGGATCGGTTCAGGGAATTGATTTGGTTCCAGATTATTTGCAGACGTTGTACAAAAATTCATGGGAAATAAAACAGAAAACGCTGATTGACATGGCGGCGGCACGGGGTGCATTTATTTGTCAGTCGCAGAGTTTGAATTTATTTGTGGCAGATCCAAATTATGCAAAACTTACATCTATGCATTTCTATGCGTGGAAGAAAGGTTTGAAAACGGGAATTTATTATTTGCGAACAAAAGCACCTGTGATGGCGCAGAAATTTACGATTGATCCTGAACTTCAAAAAGCGGCGGCTAAGTCGGAATACCAGAGACAAATCAAGAAACAATCTGAGGAAGAGGCTACGAGCAGTGAAGAATGTACGATGTGCGGATCGTAATGAAATAAAAAGAGCAATAGAGTAGGATGGCCCTTACAGGATCTCGGCGGTATACATTTGAACAATTAAATAATGAAATTAATCAGCGGGTCAAAGATAAGGATTTTTTAAGTAAATTCTATGAATCTACAAATAATATTGCAAATATTGTTCTTACCATTCGTTTATCTAATGGACATAATTGGGCAGCTCAATTAAAAGATAATGAAGGCAAATCTTTATTAACGCCATCCGAACAGCAACAGTTTACACGAATGTTTCAACCATATGTACAGACAATTATTGATTATTTTGATGCACCATTGAAATATGATACAGTAACAAAAGGAGGTGCAAATGGAGATAATTTACCAGATATGATAAATAAAAATATAAATAATTCTCAACCTGAAATTATAAATAATTCTCCGTCTGAAAATATAAATAATATTCAACCTGGAAATACAAATAATCCTCAACCTGGAAATACAAATAATGTTCAGCCTGAAAATACAAAATTAAATAGAAATAAAAATAATCCTCAACCTGGAAATATAAATAATGTTCAACCTGGAAATACAAAATTAAATAGAAATAAAAACGAAGCCCAAGCATCACAACCATCTGCAAGACAGCAAAATGAAACACAAAAGAGGGGTATTGATGATTTATTTACGCATGTTCTAGATTATATAAGAGGTATTGATAGTACAGTAAATGGTTATGCATCACAATATGGTATTTTGCATTTGGAAAAGAAATTTAATCGTGAGGATGATATTCCGCTCATACCTGATACGCTTTCCAATCTAACTGTTTCTATTAATCCTGAACTACCTGCTATTCTCAAACGAATCAGGGTACCTTTTCGTCTAATTGAATCTATTATTTATCTTATTCTGGATATTTCACGTATAAGTTTTGGATTATTAGGCGAGGATGAACGACGAAAATCACTTTCTATCATTGTTGCACTAATAGATTTATTAAAAGGTGATTGGAAGAAATCTATTGCATCCTTTATGGGTTTCTTTGGAACATCTCCAATGTTGATGGGGGAATATATGAAAATATTTCTGTATTTATTTGGAATGTTATCTCCAACCATTCAAGATAATTTCTTTTATGGTATGTTTGATGCAAGCAAATCATTTATTATAGGATTATTATTAGCTATTGTACAAACATCTGCACCAGCTTCCATTCGTTTGCCATTTATTGAATTATTAAATAATTTAAGTAAACGAAAAGAAGAAATTGATGAAACACTATTGTCTGCAGAACTCCGTGCTCGTAAAAATGATTTTAATCCTATGTTTGAGCACATACAACGTCTTCAGGCAGTAATGGATGATCCTACATTTATTTGCTCGTGTGAATATCAAGAATTATTAAAGTCGGTAAAGGAGAGTCCATTACTTGGTAACTTATTAGAACTACTTCGTATTCCTATTACATCAAAGGCAAGAAAACTAAAGTGCGGCGATGAACCTTGCAAATCATTTATACGTTTATTAGTGGATGAGACCACGCCACCTGTAGAAAAGAGTTCAGAAGAAGAAGAAGAGGAAGAGGAAGAGGAAGAAGAGGAGGAGGAAGAAGAGAAAAAGAAGGAGAATGAATCTACTAAACCTGTAGCATCTGTAGCACCCGTCGCACCCGTCGCACCTGTAGCATCCGTTGCACCCGTCGCACCTGTAGCATCCGTTGCACCTGTTGCTCCACCGCCAACAGTTGTTATTCAAATGGCTCCTGCGCCTCTTGCTCCCTTACCACCAACTGTTGTACCAGTAGCACAACCAGTAGCACAACCAGTAGCACAACCAGTCGCATCCTTACCACCAACTATTGCACCTGCTGTAGAACCAGTTGCATCCTTACCGCCAACTATTGCGCCTATTATACCAGAAGCACCTATTATACCAGAAGTACCTTCTGTAGAACCAGAAGTAGTACCTATGGTAGAACCAGAAGTAGTACCTGCGGTAGAACCAGAAGTACCTGTTATACCCGAAGTAGAACCAGTAGAATCATTGCCCCCAACGATTAACCAGCGAGCTGGAAAACGATACAAAAAACTCCACCGAGTCCCACGAAGAATGATTACTTCTTCTTAGAAGATTTTCCCTTCTCTTCCTCTACTTGAACACCTACAAGACTATGAATGAATACCAAATATTCCTTTGGAAATCCCCAAAAGCAAGCAGGTTTTTGTTCCACAGGCGGTACACGCCGACTAGATTGATTGCCTCCATGTGTAAATGCCACAATGATTTGCTGCGGAGGAATCTCAATCACTTGATCTTCACGGCCCAGAATCCAATCTTCCCCTTCCGCCATAGAAACATGCGGAAATCGTCGTTCCATCCATGCCGATTTCCGAAATGTCAAGGTTGCCTCCGAAATTCGTTGTGAAAAAGGGAGTTCAAACGGCGGTACATTGACTGCACTAATCCCTCGTCGCAAATCGTATAATGCAAGGGTAGTACAGCAGGCAATCGTAGCTCCACCAACAACACCCCGTTTCATTCCTTTTGTCAGCCATGCTACACGGCGGCGAAAGGAGGTAGACGGATAATGATCATCGTCGTCCATAAATAAAATAATATCATGCGAGGCATTCTCAATGGCATGATTCCGCTTTTCACCAATGGTCATGCGCCCTTCAATAGGAATGTACTTAATAGCCATTTCAGGAACTTGAAGTTGAAAGTCCATAATTTTCTCCCCCGCCATG